TTTTCGCCAGCTATGGTCACTTCTTGGTCGCTTCCAATTCGTAAAATAGTACTATTTTGAAGGTCAGCTGAGGAGTTTTGTGCTGTATAAAGTTCTGTGTCACGTGCGATACTCGAAGCTATTCTTGCGTCAGCAACAGTTCCTGATGTGATATTGCTTCCATCTATTCCACTAACATCTAAAACATCTTTTCCGCCTTGGAGTATTTCTGTGCTTGATGTTACTCCGTTTACTTCTAGAGCGTACCCTGGTGTTGATATGCTGAGATTTATTCCTATCTTATCTCCTATCCATCTTAGTGGGTAGTTTGTTCCATCTGTCAGTACCATGTCTGCTCCGTTGTTTAATGGTGTAAATGACCACACTCCTGAGCTTCCAACAAATCTTAAAGAGTCCCCTGTGATGTTTGTTTCATTTGCTACAATTCCCCCTTCTACAATAATTACATCTGCATTTTGAGTCATGATGCTATCTGTTAGTGCGCTTGATGAGGACCATAAAGTGATGGCATTGCCTGTACCTGATCCTGTTACTGTTCCGCCTGCTCCTGTCTCGTCCGCTCTACATTCCCAATTTCCTGTGGATGTATTGTATTTTAGTATTTGCGTATTGCCACAAGACTCTAGGGAGTATGTTGTTCCTGTCAATCCTATTGGGCTTGTGTTTGCTAGTTCACTGTCTCTAGTGATTGTGCTTGCTACTCGTGCATCTGCTATCGTTCCGCTCGTTACTGCTTCCCCTGCTATGGTTGCATTGGTCCAGTCATTTGCTTTTAGGACATTGAGATTTGCGTTTGTTCCGTTCTCTAGTTTGTTTGCTAGGTTTGTGTTTGCTGTGTTGTTATTCTCTAGGATGGCGTCCCTATTGTCCGATACATTTGAAGTGAGATTAACTGCACTAACTTTCCCATCAACTTCTGTTGCTGATAGGTTTTCCATGCTTGCTATGTCTCTGGTGTTGTAGGTGACATTTGTTTCCCATCCTACTTTTGCGTAAATTGAGTCAAGAATATTTCTTAAGAATGAGAGTACTACTCTTGCGTCGATGCTTGAGTTCACTTCTGTTTCTGTTATGTTTGGAAGGCTACCGATTGCGTTTTGGTTGTCTGTGATGTTTCCGCTCCAGTTAATATTTAAATAAATGCCGTTGGCTACTCCTTCAGTCCAGCTTGTATTCCCACCAGATGATGTTATTGGGACACACTCAACTGTGTTGGTGTAGTTCTGTGCTGCTGTTCCGTCTGGGCAATTAAAAGAGGATACGTTTCCGCCTGCAGCTGCAGTGAAGTCTGCTACTGTTCCGCATGTGCTGTTATTGTCACAGAAATAATTGGCGCTGATATTCGTTGCGTTTTTTACTTCATAAATTCCCTTATTATTCATGTTACCTGGTGGAATGAAGTCTACCGCTGTTGCTACGAAAATGGATAGAATTGTAAAAATAATTAAGCTAATCTGTAGTAGTTTTTTCATTGTGATCCTCCTATTCAAAATAATAAACATCTATGTAGTCTGTGTCGAAGATGTTTACATTGTCAAATGCCACTGTGCTCCCTGATGTGTTGTGTGTAATTGTTAAATCAACATTCATAATTTTTCCGCCACTTCTAAAAACCATTACGCCTGCAGTCTTTGTGAGTGTAGTATTTGAAAGTGTTAAAACTCTTCCTAGTGCTCCATCTACTCCTGTGCAGTCGCTTCCTCGTTTGTCAAGGTCGTTTGCTGGTGATCCTCTTAGTTTTAATGCTGTGACTAAATCGTTCCAGTCTGCCGATTTGATTTTGCTTGTATCATCATTTGAACCATCATAAGGTCCTGTCTTGGTTGTGTCCCATGCCATTTAGCTCACCATTATTCCAGGCCTTGGTTTGATTGTTGCCCGCATTTCTTTTCTTACCTTATCGAGTTTGTCTGTGGTTTCTCTCCAGTGCGTGTATGGTACACCTTTTGTGACACTTAATTCCCCAAGAGAGTAACTTGCATTAAATGTGTATGTGCTTCCTATTGCGTATAAAGCAACTGCGAAGGCTGCTTCTACTTCCATGAAAGTTTTAATAAATTGAGGTATCTCGTGCTTCACTATCATGCTTCCGCTTTCGTGGGTCATGACTAGCTGGTCGACGGTTATTGTTAGAGCTCCACTGTCTACGCTATTTATTTGTGCTATTTCTGCATTTCCGTCCATTCCTTCAATATAAACCCAGTTGTTTGCTACGAATCCGCTTGTGTTTGCCACGCTTACTAGCACGCTTGTTCCTGCAGTTGTCGCTACTGAAGATGTGGTTGTGGTGCTCGTCTCTTCCACGAGTCCGTAATAATAGTCTATATTGACGCTCTTTGATTTATACACGAAAACTGCTGAGTCATTCTTAGTCCCAAGTACGATTCTTCCGCTTGGTTTGCTTATGTCTAGTTCGCTCACGTCGACGGCGTTGTCATTGCTCTTGAGGGCACGCACAGTTAAAAGGGGATTTTTGTTTGTGAATATCATGCTTGTCCCGCTTCCGTCTTTTGTTTCCATTCTCCTGGTTGGGATAAATTTAGTATTTAGCCATCGTTCTGTGTTCCTTTCTACTTCTTCTCCAAGCGTTTCCACAATTGAATCTGAGACTAGGGCTTGCGGTGCTCCGCACCAGTTTCTTATCTTTTGAGCTGTTATGTATGTTAATGCCATCATCTCTTCTCCATTGAATCTAGTTTTTGGTCTATCCTATCCAAACGTCTGATTATCTCTTCGTATTTACCGTTGGAGACTGCGAGGTCTTTTGTGTTCTGGTTGCGCTCTACGGTTGAGAGGTCTGATATTTTTTTTAAATCTGTTACTTGGTCACTTATCTGGTCTACTTGTGTATTAACACCTATAGAATAAGCAATAACACTTGTTAATAATAAAAGCAATGGGATTATAACTGTAATTAATTTAATAATCGAAGAGTTTATTACAATTCCACCGTTTCCGTCTCCTCTCATACTCATCACTTAAAGTTCTTCCTTAAGTTTTCGTCAACGTCATCTCTGAAAGGTAGTTCCTCTTTGGATTTGATTGCCTTCTTCAGTTCTCCTTCTGTCTTAAAGACTTTTAGGATGTCTTCAACGGTCTTCTTCCCGATTCCCTTAATTGACTTAAGCTTAGAAGCGTATTCTTTGTCTTTCTTTGCATCTGCTCCCTTCCCCTTTTCTTTTGGATCTGGTTTTGCATCTGCTTCCACTTCTTCAATGGGAGTGAATCCAAGGGCATGTCCCTTCTCTTCTGGTAGGTCTGCTTCTTCTCCTTTGAGGATTGTGAGCCAGCCTGTTCCTGCTGCATCTCTGGTCTTGTGGTCTTTTCCTGTTTCGTTTTTGAATAGCATTCTAGTATTCCTCCACAGAGATATAAACTTCTACTGCTTTCCCTTCTGTTTGGTCCGCTATTGTTAGAGTTAAATAACCCATAGCCATGAACTCAACTGGGACGACGTCTGAGGATGCGTAAACAAGGTCAGTTCCTGTGTTGTCTTCTGCTGCACGTCTTGGGTAAAACATTCCGCTCGTGTTTGCATTTGCTAGGCTTAAGATTGTTTGTCCTAGTGCATCTGAGAGTGTGACGTCTGTTCCTGCTGCGCTGCTTGCATCGTATTTAACATAAACAGCCTTAATTGCTCCACGTACTATGTTCGCTGTGTTTGCTGTTGCGTCTCCGCTTCCATCTGCTGCGCCTGATTTGATTTTGTATGTTGTGTATTTGCCCATTTATTCGTCACCTTTAGGATTGCAGAACATCTCATATACGCCCATCATTTGCTCGGTAAGTTTTTTTTCTTTATTAAATTTGAGTAGGCTTTCCTTGATGATGTCTTCTGCTTTTTCACCGATTGTAAATTGTTTCTTTTTGTCTGCTGTGTTGTTCCATGAGATTACTCCACCATGGTTCTGCAGTTCGTACTCTTTGATTTCATCCTCTGTTGCTCCTAAATCGTTCTTTAGGTCTCGAATGATTTTCAATGTTAAAAAGTCATTCTCTTTTGGTAATGCGTTCAATATGATTAGCCTTTCTGGCATGTTCAGTTGTCTTTCCATAGTTGATTCCCCCTTGGTGTTTGATTATGAAATAAAAATAAAAATAAAAAATTCTCTTTATTGAGCATCAGATAGCATCAAGTAGTATGTTTCTGCTCCGATTTTAACTCGTGCTGTATGTGAAACTGCTGCGGATGTTTTTACTGCAAGTACATTCCCTGCTCCGATTGTCAGTCCTTGTAAACTCATAAGGAATGCATCATCGTCAACGTCTGCAATACCATTTGCATGCCCATCATTTAAAACTCTGATAAATGATAGTTCAGTCAATCCGTCTGAATCGCTTGCTGCACCATCTGAATAGATTTCTGCTTGTAGTGCTGCTAGTGTTCCGCCAGCCCATGTTGCATCGTCTGGGATGTGTAGTGTGTTTCGTCCTGCTACACCTAGTCCGCTTAGTTCGCCAGTTGTGTCTCCTGAGAAATTGAGGCTTGTATGCGCACCGTGTGCTGTCCCGCATGCTGCTTGTACTGTTGTAAACGCTCTTAAAGATTCCCCACCTGATCCTGCTCCTGCAAGAAAGAGCCTATTGTAGATTGCTCTATTGTCTCCGCTTGTTGCAGTTGACTTTAAGTATAGCTGAATAAACTTTGTATCTGCTGTACTCATTGAAACTGGTGAGCTTGATGTTCCTGCTTTAATAAGTGCACCTGCTGTTTCTGCGTTGTCGTGCATACTTGAGAAATTTAATTTCTTGTAGACTTTTCCATTCCTTTGGACGACTGTCCCTCTTCCGCTTTCGCTCATTTGTATTTCCTCCGACCCTCAAGGTCTGGTGTTGTTGGTAATAACTAAAAATAAAAAAATAAAAAAAGACGGCTTAATTGCCGATTATAACGATGATTCTTGCTTCGTTGTCTGTGCTACCTGGGATGGTGACTTCTTTGTCGCCATACTTATCAGCAGAGATTGCTGTGGTATCGGATGCACCAGAAACTAAACTGAAACATCCATCTTCAAACAGAGTTGAAACATCGATTGTATCTCCGTCGTCTGCTGTTGCTGGTGTTGTGATCTTAACGATTTTAACTCCTGCCACACACAGAGTTACGACGGTACATGCACTTAGTAAGATTGCTGCCATTGTCTTTTCCTCCTCACAATATGTTATCGATGAACGAGTTGAACTTTGGTGCCCTTACTACAAGAGTCTCGTACATCTTTAACATGAATTTATAACTATCGTTATCATGAGCGAGGTCTTCATAAGTCATATCTTGAAGGACTCTCATCTCGATGTAGTCGGTGTCTAGGAACCATAGCTGTTTGGAACCACTGACGTTGCTTAAGTACATTGACGGAATACATGGAATTGTTCCCACCATTGTCTCTAGCTTGATTGCTGTTGGAACTCCGAATGGAAGTTCTGCGTTTGCAATATCTGCTGGACGGTATCCGAAAGTATCAATCATAATCTTTCGTAAATCAACAATAACAGTTGAACTTGCAACTGCTAGTTTTGGTCGTCCACCATCGTCGTATGCGTATCGTACTGCAGTTTCGACGTCGTCATAAGTTAGTGCTGCGCTACTTAAATCCAGCTGGTTTGTTGTACTCTGTTGTACAATTAGACCGTCGAACTGTGTTGCGTCGCTTGAAGCGTCCCCATTAAAAATAAGGTTCTCCTCTAGCTCCTTCATTGCTCGTGCCTTTGTTAGTACTTCAAGTGCTCGTGCATCTGGTGCGCCTGCTGGACCAAATACTTGGCCTTCTTGCATTCCAGAACCGCTTGGGTTAAATCCTTGAAGCATGTAGGACGGTACTGCTGCTTGTGCAGGACCTAGGACTCGTCCAACGCTATAAAGGTACTTGATGCTTTTTGAGCGTCGTACGTATGTGTTGTCTGCTTCTTGAAGTGCTGCATCTGGTTGACCAGTGTATGCTGCTCCTTTTGCAGTGAGCACGTTGTAGTCTGCTGTTAGTCCCATGTTTGTTACACGAGAAATTAACTCAACCATGGGTGTGTACTTTCTGCTTTCGTCATGAATCCGAGGATCCAATGAAACAGGAACCATACCTACTCCAGCTGTTCCAGTTCCACCAATTGATCCTGGTGAAGGACCGAATGCTTTCTTGTGGACTGCTTGGAATCCTTTTTCAAAGATTGACTTTAGTCCTGGTCTTGCATCTATTTTTTGCCATGGATTATAATAAGCGGTTTTGTCTTGATATCGACCAAATGAATGTTCGTACGCACTTGCACGAGTGAATCCCTTTGTACCGATTCGACTCATTTCTTCGTTCATGTCGCCAGTATTTACTACTTGCGATGAGCCATTAATGTTCACAGTTTCTTGCATTGTCTTTTCCTCCTTAGATGTAGTCAAGCGGACCAATTGATGTTGGTTGTGCTTTGACTTCTGCTCTGTTTTGTAATTCAGCCGCATCTGCAGCTCCGATTGTTGAATTTCGAGCGGACTCGACAACTGATTTCAGTTCTTCAACTTGTTTGTGTAGTGCATCGAATACTTTTAGCTGAGCTTTAATCTCAATTAATTGGTTCTGCATGCTTTTCACTTCTGCGCCTACGGGAGCTTCTGATGCAGTTGATTCCTCGGTGGATTCTTCTGCAGGAGTTGCTTGAGCGTCTGGTTCTTTTGGTGTTTCTTCTGATTTCTTTTCTGTTTTCACTTTGTCTTCCTCCTGTTCGTCCTTTTCTTCAGGACTAGGTTTTTTAATAGAGTTCATCTTGCTGTCTTTTTCCTTCTGTTCATTTTCCATGTTTTTCCGCTCCATATATTCTAGGCTCTTTGCCATCACCGCACTCATCCTTGCTGCTGGATTAACTGGTGTTCCTGTTAGTGCAACATTTAGCAAGTTGACTTTGTCAAGGAGTCTTATTGTTCGTCCTTCCTTTGGTGTGTTGGACGATTGAAGCGGAACATAAGCTATTGAGAATGCATCTAAAAATCCGTTCTTGATTTCTCGCCATACAGCTTTAAAGTCTTTGACTACTGAGCCGTTCTTGTCTCGGATTTGCCAGTCTGGGTTCAGTTCCCATTCTACGTGGACTGAGTTTGGTTTTCTTTCCCACATGACTCGTTTACCTAGTGGGCTTTTAGTCTTTGCTTTTTCTGTTGAGAATGCTGAGTCTCCTATAAACGTCTCATGTTCATAGTCGAGTTTGATTGTCCTGTTTTCTAACTGCGTGAAAATATCATCCATGCATTTTTGAGTTACAATATCAGAGACGAGGTCTTCGTCGTCGGTGCTTATGTCACCAGAAATTATATAGCGTTTACTACTCCCATCAGCTTTAGCTTTAAAAGTTAGTTCACTACTTTGCACATAAAATGCTGCCTTTGTATTGTTGTTTGTTTCCATTTGGCGAAGTTTTGTGGTTCGCCTTACCCATGCATATTACTTCTATACTGGTTCCGTATTTAAACTTTTTTGTGTTTCAACCAATCTTTATTCGGCTGTAAACATAAGACTATCACGTTCGTTTGGGTGGAAGGGTGGTGCTTGCCCTTCAATTATTTTTACCTTCTTACCCACCTTAACGTCTACTGAGAATGTATCGTCAAGTCCTATCGCTTGTTCTGGTGTTCCGTACTTTTCGTGTAGTACCTTGCTTATTTCACTTGTCCGATTGTCTAGGGTGTACTTGAGCCACTTCTTTGTGTCTGGTGCGCCCTTCTTCATTGCGTGTAACTTACCGTAGTTAAATGCTCGATTTGTTTCTGTTCTTGCGATTGTGTCGGATCTAACTTTTCCAGCGTTCATCACGGTATCTATGTTTTTGCTGATTGCATCGATTCCCTGGCCATCCATAAATCCTCGCTCTAGGACCTGCCTTAATTTGTCACCGATGTCCTCGGTCATGTCTTTTATATTTTCGAATGTGTAGTCCTGGATGTATTTGATTGCGTCCTGGTCTGGCAGGAAGTTCTTGTCGAATACTTTCTCGCCTTCTTCCCATCCGCTATAATAGTTATTTCTTAATACTGCGCCCACTATCTTTTTTAGGTCTTCAATTCTAAATAGCAGGATGATCCCTAGCTTCTTTACTAGGTCGGGGATTCCCTTCTTCTGGACTGGCATCTCTGCTCTTAGTATTTCAAGGACCCGCTTCTTGTTCTCGTTCAAAACATAATCCAAGGATTCTTCTATTCGTCCTGATTCAGTTGGTCGCTCATTTTCCTTTAGAATTAGTGGGTTATCTACCCCAAGTGATTTTCTATTTAAATACTGTGATGTTTTTTTTTTGCTTTTCTCTTCCATTCCCCTGGTGTCGGTTGCCTGATTCTGTCTGTCTTGCCAGTCATCTCCTACACCCATTCCGCCAAAGCTGAAACTGCTCTCAGATTGTTGCCAGTCTTTTGGTGGTAAGTCTCCCCAGTCAATTTCTTCAAGTCCTTCGGCTCTTCGGATTTCGTTGATGGTCTTGATTCCGCTCTTGACCTGGAGGTCATAAAGTTCGTACTTCCCTCTCTCTTCGTCAACGTCAAACACCTTAAACTTAAGAAGGTACTTTGGTATTTCATACGTGCTGCCTTTCTCGGTTGTTATTTCTGCCGTGAAGTCCCATTGGCTTACTATCTGGCTG